TCCAGCGGCGCGCAACCCCGATTCGGACGCATGACGTGCTGGTCGGGGCACTCAATTTCGTTGCGCGCGATATTCAACGCGTTCACGAAAACCGTGTCGGTCGGTTGATGGTAGCTCTCGGTTTCGAAAAGCGCGTGCGCCGCGTCGACGGGCGCAACACAAAAGTTTGGGTCGAAATTGCGGAAAACGACCTTTGGTAGCGGGATGGGTAGCGGGATGGGTAGCGCGCAAAGCCTTACCCAGTAAGGCGACTACCCTTGCTACCCTTGCTACCCTTCTTTTTATATTAGTAGGTAGAGGTAGAGAAAAGGGGTAGATATACATACCTTACATATACCCTACACTCATTTTGCCCACTAGAGAACTAAGGGTAGCTATGGGTAGCGGGGTAGCGGTGGGTAGCACGCAAGTTTTTACGTATTCGCAAATTATTGCGCACTGGCGGGGGCCGTATGCCTAAACAACTGGTCGGGGTGAACGAGCGCGGTTTGCGGGTCGGTGAAGACCATCAGCGCGCCAAACTGTCGAACCACGAGATCGAATTGATTCGACAACTGCGTGAGCAGGGCATGACGTGCCGGGCTATCGCCGAGAAGTTTGAGATCAGCAAGGCGATGGTGAGCTACATTTGCAGCCATAAGAAGCGCGCGCAGACAGCCGTGCGCTGGCGCTGACGTTCACTTACCCCTAACGGGCTCGCGCAACATGCGCGCATGGCCTACAGCACCTACACACTTCAACTCGGCGCAGAAATCTGCCAGCGCATTGCGCTCGGCGAGTCGCTTCGCTCTATCTGCCGCGACGACGCGATGCCGGATCAGACCACGGTCTACCGGTGGCTGCGCGATGACGAAGACTTCCGCCAGCGATACACGCGTGCGCGTGAAGACCAAGCCGAGTTCTACCTCGACGAGATCATCGCGATTTCGGACGACACGACACACGACACCAAGCACACCGACAGCGGCGAGCAGCCGAACAGCGAATGGATCTCGCGCTCGCGCCTGCGAGTCGATGCCCGCAAGTGGGCGATGTCCAAGCTGGCGCCGAAGAAGTACGGTGACAAGCTCGACGTGACGACCGCCGGCGAGTCGATGAACCTGACCCACGACCAGGCCAAGGCGCGCTTTGCTGCGCTGCTCGCGGAAGCGGAAGCGAACAAGCGTGCTGAGGAATCGGGCGAAGACCTGCTATGACGCCGGATGAGATGCGTCGGTATCTGCCCCGCGCGAAGTGGGGCGAGCTCGAAGCAATCCTCTCAATCGCGCCGCCGATCTGGGAACCGCTCAAGGGCCCACAAACCATCGCCTACATGTCTCAGGCGGACGTCATTGGCTTCGGCGGGGCAGCAGGCGGGGGTAAGACCGACCTGGCTATCGGAAAGGCACTGACGCAGCATCAGAAGTGCATCGTGGTTCGAAAGAACGGTACCGAGCACGTTGGCATGGTCGACCGCATGAGCGAACTGCTCGGCAACCGTGACGGATGGTCGAGCAAGGATGCGATCTGGCGATTGCCCGACGTGCAGGTCGAATTCGGCTCTGTGCCGAACATGGGCGACGAGCAGAAGTATCGCGGCCGTCCACACGATCTGATCATCTACGACGAAGCCGCCGAGATCCCTGAGTTTCAGATCCGCTTCCTGATGGCGTGGAACCGGACGACAGACCCGAGCCAGAAGTGTCAGACGCTGCTCACGTTCAACCCGCCGTCGAGCGCTGAAGGCCGGTGGCTGATCGAGTTCTTCGCGCCTTGGCTCGATCGCAAATACCCGGGCGAGCGCGCCGCGCCGGGCGAGCTGCGATGGTTCGCGACCGTCGACGGCGCCGACATCGAAGTCGCTGACAGCACGCCATTCGAGCACGGCGGCGAGATCGTGATTCCTCGCTCGCGCACGTTCATCCCGTCACGCGTCACCGATAACCCTCACCTGGTCGGGACGAATTACGTGTCGCAGCTGCAGGCGCTGCCCGAACCCTTGAGGTCACAGATGCTCTACGGCTCATTCGAAGCAGGCATGGAAGACGACGCGATGCAGTTGATCCCGACGGAATGGGTCGACGCAGCAATGGCGCGATGGAAGAAGCCTGACGTGATCCCGCCGATGGATTCGATCGGCGTCGACGTGGCGCGTGGGGGACGTGACAACACCATCATCGCGCGGCGACACGGTATGTGGTTCGACATGCCGCTGACCTATGCCGGCACCAGCACGCCAGACGGGCCGACCGTGGCTGGCTACACGCTCGCCGCGATGCGTGACAGCGCGCCGATCCACATCGATGTGATCGGTGTTGGTTCGTCACCTTACGATTTCCTTAACCAGTCGCGCATTCAGGTCTACGGCGTGAACGTGTCCGAAGCCGCGCGCGGCATGGATAAGTCGGGCCGGCTGCGCTTCTTCAACCTGCGCACCGAACTGTGGTGGCGCATGCGCGAAGCGCTCGACCCGACAGCGAATAACGGTATCGCACTGCCGCCCGATAAGCGCCTGGCTGCGGATCTCTGCGCGCCGAAGTGGCGAGTGCAGGGCAAGACGGTGCAAGTCGAGTCGCGCGACGACATCGAGAAACGCATTAAACGGTCACCCGATTGGGCGTCAGCGTACGTGCTGGCGCTGATCGACACGCCCAAGCGCGCCGACCTGCAACGTTCACTTACCGCACGGCACGACGAATACGATCCCTACGCATATTCGATGCCGACGCGCAACCGCGCCGAGCATAACCCGTATTCGTGAGGACTAAACCATGTGCGGACCTTTGCTTGTACCGCTCGCGGTCGCGGCGATCAGCGCTGTCGGCACCGGCGTCGCGGCGCACATGAGCAGCATCGCTCAAGGCCAGCAAGCCGATAAAGCCACGCAAGACGCCGCAGCCGCCAAGACCGCGGCCGGCACCGCGCAGAAGGCAACCGCTGCCGACACGTCGACCGTCGGTGCGACCAACGGCGCCGCAACCGCAGGCGTGAACAGCGGCCCGGCGTCCACGCTGCTGACTGGCGCGGGCGGTGTCGACAACTCGAAGCTGAATCTCGGCGGTGCGACCGGGCTCGGCGCTAACACGCTCCTGGGCTCGTAATGGCGACGCTTCTCGCGGACGACCAGACCGCCGCGCCGGACACGACAGCCGCGAAGCCGAGCCAGAATGGCGGCAACGCCAAGCCGATCGTGACGCGCAAGACGCTCATTCTCCAACGCTGGTACGCGCTGAAGAATGAGCGTTCGTCGTGGGTCGCCGAGTGGAAAGACATTTCCAACGTGCTGCTGCCCCGCGCGGGGCGCTTCTTCGTCGAAGACCGCAATCGCGGCAACCGGCGCAATCAGAACATTTTCGACAGCACGGCCACGAAATCGCTGCGCGTGCTCGGCGCCGGGCTGATGGCCGGGGCTACTTCGCCGGCGCGGCCGTGGATCGTGCTCAAGACGCCATATCCGGATCTGAACAAGAAGCAAGCCGTGCGCACCTGGTGCAGCGACGTCACGAAGCTAATTCTCGACGTCTTCAACCGGTCGAACGTGTACCGCTCGCTGCATTCGATGTACGAAGAGATCGGCGCGTTCGGCACGGCCGTCTCGATCATCATGCACGATTACAACGATGTAATCCGCATGTACCCGTTGACCGCCGGCGAATACGCGATCTCGACGAATCACCGCGGCGAAGTCGACACGCTGTATCGCGAATTCCAGAAGACGGTTGCGCAACTGGTCAAGGAATTCGGCTACGAGAACGTCAGCGACGACTCGCGGCGCATGTACGACATGGGAAACCTTGACGTATGGCGCACGGTGATCCACGCGATCGAGCCGAACGAAGACCGCGATCCGAGCAAGTCTGACGCGCGCAACATGGCGTGGACGTCGACGTATCTCGAAATCGGCGGCTCGTCTGACTCGCAGCAGACGTCGAACATGGGTACGACGGGCGGATCGCAGGCGACGCTTTCGATCTCAGGCTTTAAGAAGTTCCGCGTTGTGGCGCCGCGCTGGTCGACGTTCGGCGGCGATATCTACGGCAACAGTCCGGCGATGGACGCGCTCGGCGACATTCGCCAGTTGCAGCACGAGCAGCTGCGCAAGGGCCAGGCCATCGACTTCATGACGAAGCCGCCGATCCAGGTGCCGACGTCGCTGAAGAATCACGACATGGATACGCTGCCGGGCGGGATCTCCTACGTCGACAGCGTGCAGCAAGGCGGCGGCATTCGCACCGCGTTCGAAGTGCAATTGCCCCTGCAGTATCTGCTCGAAGACATCAACGATGTCCGGCAACGCATTCGCAGCGCGTTTTACGAAGACCTGTTCCTGATGTTGGCGAACAACACCAACACGAACATGACGGCGACCGAAGTCGCCGAGCTGCACGAAGAAAAGATGCTGATGCTCGGACCGGTGATCGAGCGCCTGCACGACGAACTGCTCAAGCCGCTCGTCGACGCCGCATTCGACATCATCGTCGAAGCCGGCATCCTGCCGCCGCCACCGCCCGAGCTTGGCGGCATCCAACTGCAGGTCGAGTTTGTCTCGATTCTCGCGCAGGCACAGAAGCAGATCGGCACGAACGCGGTCGACAAACTCACGATGGCGCTCGGCGGGATCGTGCAACTGCAGATGACGGCACAGCAGCCGGTCACAGTGCTCGACAACTTCGACGTCGATGGCTGGTACGAATCGTACGCCGACATGCTCGGCACCGATCCGACGCTCAACGTCGACCCGGATATGCGCGACCAGCAACGCCAGGCACGCGCGAAGGCCGCGCAGCAAGCGCAACAGCAAGCCGCGATGCAGCAAGCCGCCGAGACTGCCAAAACCGCAGCACAAGCACCGACGCAAGGCGGCGCAAGCAACGCGCTGTCTGACGTCATGAGCAATCTCACTGGTTATTCAGGGGCGCCGCAATGATCTCGATGAAACTCAGCGCGGCCGAAGCCAAAGCCGAAACGATGCTCGGCGGTCCGGATGACGACGCGCCGCAATACCCATATGGATTGACTGTCAGCCTTTGCGACGAAACCCTCGCAAAGCTCGGGATCACGGATCTGCCGCCTGTCGGCACTGTCATGCAACTCACCGCCTTGGTCGAAGTGTGCAGCGTTTCGCAATACGAGAACCAAGACGGTACTGAAAAGAGCATGTCGCTGCAGATCACCGACATGGAGCTTGCGAGCGGCAACGGTGAGCCGAAGCCGATCGCTAATCGAATTTACGGTTAGAGGTATGCCATGCACCCGCAACAGTCCACCCGTCCGCTGTCCGACAATGACAAGCTGACGCTGATTCAAGACGGCCAGCTCGTTCAAGTGCCGGCGTCAGTATTGACCGCGTACACCGGCGCGGGCGGTGCGGGCTCGCCAGGCGTCGGCTGGACAAGCGGGGTCGGAGCGCCGAACGACGGCGACGGCAAGCCGAACGGCACGCTGTATCTCGACACCGATCCGAACGGGTCGTATCAGTACTATCAAAAGGCCGGCGGCACGTACGGCGCACAGTCAGTCGGCTCGCTGCGCGGGCGTGACGGCATCGACGGCGCAACGAACAGCTTTCGCGGCCCGAACATCACGACCGGCACGCCGGCCGCGACGCTCGGCAACATCGGCGAAGCCGCCTACGATCCGAACACCGGTAACTTTTGGGCGCCGAAGCAGGCGTCGACCGCGCCCACGCCGTCGGGTTTCTTCGGGCTCAATACGCACTTGAATCGCGGATGGGCGCCGTACCAGGCGATGACGCCATCGAGCTACGCGTCGCTGATCTCGGATCTCGGTCTGCAGATCATGCGCACGGACATGACGACCGCGGCGAACCTGTCTAGTTCGAACAACCTGGCGATCATCAATTCGTGGATCGCGAACGGCTGTACGCCACTGATCGTCATCACGCCGGCCAGCTACAACGTCGTGAATACGACCTATGCGGCGAACTACAGCGCCGGCCAGACGCTCGGTATCGCGATGGCGAACGCGGCAGTCGCGGGCATCAGCGACCCGACGAAGATCATCTGGGAATGTACGAACGAGCTCGACTTTATCTGCCGGATCGACAAGCAGGGCAATGCGAGCGCGGTCAATCCGATCGACGGGTTCGGGCCTGACGGCTCGGTGCGCACCGACTTTATCCCGGCTGCGATCGAGATGCTGCGCGGGCTGGTCGGCGGCATGATCGCGGGTATTAAGTCGATCATTCCGACCGCCAAGTGCGGCATGGCGACCGGCAACCCGTATTCGTATGTCGTGCAGGAAATGCTCATCAAGGGCATGGACACGACCGGCGCGATCACGCAGACGCCGATCCCGTTCGATTTCGTGTGCCTGCACTGGTACAAGACGATGAACAACGTCGTCTTCGCCGGCCCGTCGAATCACCGGCAGGGTCGCACCGGGGGCACCGGATCGTATTGTCCGGATGCACCGCCGTCCGGCACGCCGAACCCGAACGTGCTCGCCTTGCTGCAAAGCCGGTGCAATGGCTTGCCGACGATCGTCTCGGAGTGGGGCACGATCGACACGGAAGCGAATCAGGCGAGCTACCTGACGTCGCAATATGCCGTGTGGTTTAGCAACCGCGTGACGTACAACATTCAAGCGGTGTTGCTCTATACGCTGTTCGCCGATACGGCAGACTCGGGCACCGGCTCGGATCTCGGTGGCGTCAACACGTCGAACTACGGTTTGATCAAGTACGACGGTTCGACGAAGAAAGCCGCGTACACGGCAATGAAGTCGTACCACGCATCGAACACCACGCCAGGCACGGCCGGATGGCCGGGCGCCGCGCGCGTGATCCCGGCCGCGACCGACATACCGAGCGCCTGCAACATCTTCATGGATTCACCGGATGTGCTGTCGGTGCGCCGGGGGACGAATAACCAGACGCTGCGGATCTGGCAGACGATCGACGCCGGGCTCGCTAATGGTTCGTTCGGCGGGATGTGGTACGCGGGCGGCAACTTCCACTTCGGCACCGACAAGATCGGCACCGGCTCGCCGCCCGGTACGCGCTACACGATCAACGGGATCGACCTGCTCGCGTTCAATGCGGGCAGCTTGTCACCAGTCACGGACCAGAATTACAACCTTGGCAGCGTGACGACGCGCTATCTGCGCGGCTACTTCTACGGCATCAACCTGAAGATCGCGCGCACGTCGACGAGCGGGACGACGCTCGCGAACCCGTCGGCACCATCCACGACCGAGTGGACCGGCGCGGGCGCCGGCACGATCACCGTCGAAGCCGCACCGGAAGACGGCCAGATCCGGATCTTCGTCAATTCGGCATCCGCTGCCGTCAGCTTCACGGTGAACTACACCGGTCGAGCCGGCGCATCGACGCTGGTGTTGTCGCAAGATCAATGCGGCATCTTGCAGTACAACGCAACCGGCGGTTACTGGATGCGTATCTCGACGACGTAACGCAGATAAAGGCCGCGTTCACTTACCTCTGAACGCGGCCTTTATATTCCGCTCACCATGAGCGACGACTTTAATCCGACTGATCTCACCGCAATCGACGAGCAACGCGCCAACGCGCGCGAGCAATCACGGTTCGAATTGGCGATCGAGTTGGATGACGTGCGCTGGCTCATGAGCGGAAAGCGCGGCCGTCGTTTCATGTGGCGCCTGCTCGGCGACGCGAGACTGTACCAGCAGTCTTTCGACGGCAATACCAACTGGTCGATTTTCAACGAAGGTAAACGCAGCATTGCGCTACGGCTCGTCGCTCAGATCCATTCGATCGAAGGCGGCGCCGGGCTCTACGCGCAGATGGCGAACGAAGCACAGGTAAAGGAAAAACCAAATGGCTGACCCGATCACTGAAAGCCAAGCGGCACCGGCAACTACGGCCAGCGAGACGGCAGCGCCCGTCACCGCACCCGAAAGCCAAGCAGCAACAACCGCAACCGAAGCCAGCACCGCGCCGGCAACGGAAGCAACGGCGAAGCCCGCCGATGGCGAAGCACCGAAGGAAGGCGAGAAGCCGACCGAAGCTGCACCCGTCGAATACGAATTCAAGCTGCCCGAAGGCGTTGACCTGAAAGGCGAAGCGCTTGACGAGTTGAAGGCGTTCGCCAAAGAGAAGGGCTTGACGCAGGACGAAGCGCAGAAGCTCGCGGATCTCGGCGCCAAACAGGCGCAAGGGTTTGCGGCTCAAGTCGCCGAGCAGCAGAAAGCGATGACGGCGCAGTGGGCTGAACAGACCACGGCCGACAAGGAAATCGGCGGCGACAAGCTGCCCGAGAACCTGGCCGTCGCAAAGAAAGCGCTCGACAACTTCGGTTCGCCTGAGTTGAAAACGCTGCTGAATCAAAGCGGCCTTGGCAATCATCCGGAAATCGTCCGGTTCATGGTTAAGGCCGGCAAGGCAATCAGTGAAGACGGGCGCATTATCAGCGGCAACGCGGGGCAAGTAGACCGCACCACGACGCCGCTTGAGAACCGCCTCTATCCGAACATGAAATAAAGGGGCGTAAATCATGGCCGTACTTGGTACAAAGAATCCGACGCTGCTCGACGTAGCGAAATCGCTCGACCCGTCCGGCGCGACCGCCGACGTGATCGAACTGCTGAACCAGACGAACGAGATCCTGCTCGACGCCGTGTGGGCCGAAGGCAACCTCCCGACCGGTCACCGCACGACCGTGCGTACGGGTCTGCCGACTGTCGTGTGGCGCAAGCTCTACGGCGGTGTGCCGCCGAGCAAGTCGACCCGCGCGCAGGTCGACGAAGCAACGGGCATGCTCGAAGCACGCAACGAAATCGACGTCGACGTCGCGAACCTGAATGGCAACACGGCCGCGTTCCGCCTGTCCGAAGCCAGCTCGTTCCTTGAAGCGATGAACGAAACGATGGCGTCGACCTTGTTCTACGGCGACGTGTCGGTCAATCCGGAACGCTTCACCGGTCTCGCGACGCGCTACGGCACGATCTCGGGCGCAGGCAACGCGAACAACATCATCGACTGCGGCGGCACCGGTTCGAACAACTGCTCGATCTGGCTGATGAACTGGGGCGATCAGACCGTCACCGGCATCTTCCCGAAGGGCTCGAAGGCCGGCGTGTTCCACGAAGACCTCGGCACGATCGACGCGTTCGATTCGAACAACAACCGTTTCCGCGCCGTGGCTGATCGCTGGCAATGGAAGTGTGGTATCGCGCTGAAAGACTGGCGCTATGTCGTGCGCGCCGCGAACATCAACGTGGCGGATCTGACGACGATCGCAACGGCGCCGACGTTCCCTGGCGTCAACGGCACGTCGCCAGTCGATCTGATCCAGACGATGATCCGCATGACCGCGCGCATTCCGCGTCAGGGCATGGGTCGTCCGGTGTTCTACGTCAACCGCACGGTCGGCGAGATGCTGCGCGTTCAAGCACTGAACAAGTCGCAGAACGCGTTGAGCGTGTCGGAAGCACAAGGGCAGATCACGACGTCGTTCCTGGGTATTCCGATCCGGATCGTCGACGCGCTGCTGTCCACCGAAACGCGAGTCGTCTAAGCGAATCCACTGCGCGGGCCTCGGCCCGCTCTGCAAACGAACAAAGGAGTAGCACATCATGATCATGGATCAACAATCCTTGTTCTCGGATTCGCAGGCCATCACGGCTACGGCGAATTCGTCGAACGTCATCGACACCCTGCCGTCGGGCGGACCGAATACGAAGTCGGGCATCGGCGACGGGCAAGACATCAGCCTGTTCGCACAAGTCGGCTCGGTCAACTTCGCCACGCTGACGTCGCTGACGATCGCGCTGGTGTCGGCCGATGACGCCGCACTGACGACGAACGTGATCACGCACTACACGACCGGCGCGATCCTGCTCGCCGCGCTTACGGCGAAGGCGCGTCTGATCGGAATCGATCTGCCGTACGGCAAGTATCGCCGCTACGTCGGTCTGATCTACACGGTCGGCGGCTCGTCCGCGACTGCTGGCTCGATCACCGCCGGACTCGTCGAAGATCTGCAGACGCTCAACGGCACGATCGACTACGCGAAGGGTTACACCGTCGCGTAATGACGGCGCCGGGCTTCGGCCCGGCTTTCCAAAGGATCGAACATGGGTATTAAAGTCATCGCGATCGAGAAGGGCGTATACGGTCACTTCCGCGAGCCAGGCGACGAATTCGAGATCGCAGACGAAAGCCTGTTCTCGGAAACGTGGATGGAACGCGCCGACGGCAAACCCGTCAAGCGCGCAAAGAAGAACGAAGTGACGGGCACGACCGGCAACAACCCGATCGGTGCGATGCCGCCCAATCCTGCGCACGATCTGGCGTAAGCGGCGCGGCGCTCAGGTGAGTAAAAACGGGAGCCCGCGGGTTCCCGTTTTGTTTTAGGAGAATGGCCGTGGCATCAGAAGTCGACATTTGCAACCTGGCGCTAGGGCATCTCGGCGACGACGCCACGGTGTCGAGCATCAACCCGCCGGAAGGAAGCGCGCAGGCCGAACACTGCCAGCGCTTCTACCCGCTCGCGCGCGACATCGTGCTCGAAGCGCATGAATGGGGGTTCGCCACACGTCGCGCGAATCTCGCGCTGCTCACCGATACACCGCCACCCGGCTTCGCGTTTGTCTATCAGGCGCCGAACAACTGCCGCAACATCATCGATCTGGTCGACCCGGTTGCGCTCACGCTCTACCCGACCGATGAACGTTGCAACCATTGGGAAGGGTCGGCGCTGCCGACCGATCCGATCCCGTACGAACTGGAAACGAACACGGCCGGCGTCTCGGTGATTTACACGAATCTCGAAAACGCTCAAGTACGCTACGTCGCCGGCATAACCGACACGACGAAGTTCCCGGCGCAGGTCGTCGACACGATCGCGTGGCTACTCGCCGCGTATCTCGCGGGCCCGGTGATCAAGGGCGACGCGGGTGCCGCGATGGCGAAGTCGATGATGCAGGGATTCGCGACAAGCCTGTCGATCGCGAAGACCAGCGACGCGAACAACCGCCGCCGCTCGCGCACGCAGTCGCAGCGCAACGCACCGTGGATCTCGATTCGATAATGCCAAACGTCCGCAATCTATCCCGCTCGTTCGCTGCCGGCGAAATCACGCCGGAACTGTACGGCCGCGTCGATCTCGACCAGTTTCAAACCGGGCTCGCACTCTGCCGCAATTTCATCACCTTGCCGCACGGCCCGGCGACGAACCGCGCCGGCACGGCGTTCGTGCTTGAGACATTCGAAAGCGTGCTGAAAACGCGGGTGATCCCGTTTTCGTACAGCACGACACAGACGATGGTGCTCGAATTCGGTGTCGGGTATATCCGCTTTCACACGAACGGCGCGACGCTGCTCGAAGCGGGCCAGGTTGCGACGATCGGCCCGTACTCAGTGACGACGCCTGTGCCGCACGGCTATTCGAATGGGGATTGGGTGTACGTCGCCAACGCCGCCGGGGCGCCGATGTGGGGTGTCGTCTTCGGCGCCGGACCGAACGCCTTCGCGCTCGTCGACCCGGCGGGCGTTGCGATCGACATGACGCGGATCAGTGGCGTCGGCGGCTCGGTCGCGCGCGTCTATCAGATCTCGACACCGTACGCCGAAGCGGATCTGTTTGATCTGCATTATGTGCAGTCGGCCGACGTACTGACGATCACGCACCCGGCGCACCCGCCGATGGAACTGCGCCGGCTCGGTCCGACGAATTGGACGCTGACGCTGATCAGCTTCGTGTCGACGGTGCCGGCGCCGCCCGGTGTCGCCGCAGTCGCGACGCTCGGCACGACAGGCACGCCGAATCTCGTCGCGTATTCCTACGTCGTCACGTCGCTCGCGGCCGGCACGAATGAGGAGTCGCCCGCAGCGACCATCGCGGGGTGCGTGAACGATCTGACGCTCGCGGGTTATTACAATACGATCACCTGGGGCGCGGCAACTGGCGCCGGCCGGTACAACGTCTATCGGAAATTCCAGGGCAGTTTCTCGTTCATCGGTCAGACCGAAGACCTGACGATCATCGACAACAACATCACGCCGGACACCGGCACGACGCCGCCCGAACTGACGAACCCGTTTTCAGGCGTCAACAACTATCCCGGCGCGGTCGGCTATCACCAGCAGCGCCGCGTGTTCGCGGGCACGATTACCCTACCGCAAACGACGTGGATGACGCGCACCGGCACCGAGTCAAACCTCTCGGCGTCGCTGCCGTCGCGCGACACTGACGCGCTGAATTACCGCATTGCCGCGCGCGAGTCGAACACGATCCGGCACATCGTGCCACTGTCCGAGCTGGTGCTGCTTACGTCTAGTTCCGAATGGGCGGTCACCGCGAACGGCTCGGCGACGCAGGCGATCACGCCGAGCACGGTATCAGTGCAGCCGCAAGGCTATAACGGCGCGTCGAACGTCGTGCCGGTGACGGTTAGCAACTCGCTGCTCTATGCGTTCGCGATGGGCGGCCACGTCGGCGAGATGACGTATAACTACTACGCCGGCGGCTATGTCACGCAAGACATTAGCCTGATGGCGCCGCACCTGTTCGACTTCAAGACGATCGTCGACATGGCGTACGCGAAGGCGCCTTACCCGATCGTCTGGTGCGTATCGTCCGACGGTACGCTGCTCGGGCTGACATATTCACCGACGCATAAGGTGTCGGCATGGCATCACCACGACACCGACGGCAAATTCGAATCGGTGTGCGTCGTGACCGAAGGCGCCGAATCGGTGCTCTACGCGATCGTCAATCGCACAGTCAACGGGCGCCAGGTGCGCTACGTCGAGCGCATGCACACGCGCCAGGTCGACAAGCTCACCGACAGCTTCTTCGTCGACTGCGGTGTGCAGGTCGTCGGCAACGGGATCACGTCGGTCGTCGGGCTCAGTCATCTCGAAGGCAAGACGGTGAGCATCCTGGCCGACGGCGCGGTCGCGCCGCAGCAAGTCGTGAAAAACGGCGCCGTATCACTGTCGCACGCCGCGAACATTGCCGTCGTCGGCTTGCCGATCACGGCAGACCTGCAGACGCTGCCGTTCTCGTTCGCGACTGAAGGTTACGGCCAGGGCCGGGCGAAGAACGTTAATAAGGTGTGGCTGCGAGTGCACAACTCGTCGGGTGTATATGCCGGCCCGTCGTTCGCGAAGCTCACACAGTTCAAGCAGCGCACGACCGAGCCGTACGGTTCGCCGCCCGCAATGGTGACGGGCGAGATCGAGATCACGCTCACGCCGTCGTGGCAGCAAGACGGATCGGTCTGCATTCGTCAGAGCGATCCGCTACCGCTGATCGTGGCGTCGATGACAATCGAAGCAGCAATCGGGGGATAAATGGCGAAGCTGATCGTGCGCGACGTGCGCGCGGGTGACATTGAAACCATCGCCGCGGATCTGCGCACGGCCGACGTCGACGAGATCCACGCATCAGCCGGGCACCGCGACGCGCTCGCCGTGCTGCGCAACGGTGCCGAGATCGCGGCGATGCTATGGACGATTGAAGTCGACGGTGAGCCGGCCGGACTATTTGGTGTGACACCGGCCGACGGCTTCGGTGTTCCGTGGATGCTCGGCACGCCCGCGCTTGAGCGCGCGCCGAAGCAACTCACGAAGCTCGGCCGGCGTTACGTTCACTTAATGAGCGCCAAATACGCCACGCTGCTGAATTATGTTGACGCGCGCAGCCTGAAATCTGTCTACTGGCTCGCGCGTCTCGGCTTCACGGTGAACGCTGAAACCGAGCCTTACGGGGCTTTCGGCTTACCGTTTCACCGCTTCGGGATAAAAAGATAATGTGTCTGCCTAATCTGTCGGGAAGCGCGACGACCGGCTCGGGGGCGCCGTACGCATTCGGCGGCGGCTCGGCTGCGCCCGCGATCCCGAACGTCATGACGCCGGGCAACACCACACTCGCGCTCGGCGCGGCCGGCACCGTCATGAGTTTGATGGGCGCGCTCGGCGGCGCACACAACACGATCACGGCCGACAACGCGCAGGCCGAAACGGCGCGCACGAACGCGCTGATCGCCGAGCAAGCCGCCGCGAGCGCATACACGAGCGGCGCGGCATCGGTCGCCAACACCGAGACGAAAGGCGCGCAGACCGTCGCGTCTCAGCGCGCGGCGATGGCGGCGAATGGCATCGACGTGAACGCCGCAGGCACGGCCACGAACGTGCAGGCGTCGACGAAGTTCGTCACCGATCAGAACGTACAGACGATCACGGCGAACGCTGCGCGCGCCGCAATGGGTTACAACCAGCAGGAAGACAACGACGTGCGCGCGGCCGGTCAGTATAGCGCCGCAGCGTCTTCGGTCAGTCCGACGCTGGCGGGTGCCACATCGCTGCTCACGAGCGCGTCGAGCGTCGCGTCTAACTGGTATCGCAATCAACGTGCAGGGGTCGAATAAATGCCCGTAGTTCCGTCGCTCGATCCTTCACAAGCGGTCACGCCGACCGTCAACCCCGACACACAGTCGACGACGGCCGTCACCGCCGGGCTACTGAATCAGGGAACGCAGCAGCTTTCGCAAGCTGGCGACGCGCTCGGGCAAGCCGCGAATGCGCAGTCGCAGATGGCGATCGACGCGCAGAATCTCGCGAATCAGACGCGGGTGAACGACGCGCTCAACCAGCTCAAGACACAACAGCAAGACTTGATGTACAACCCGCAGACGGGTGTCACGTCGCAGACGGGTGTTAAGGCGCTGCAGCGCGACAGCGGTATGAGCCTGGCCGATGAATACACCGGCAAGCTCAACGACACCGCTTCGACGCTCGCGAGTTCGCTCGCGAACCCGATGCAGCAACGCATGTTTCAGCAGCAAGCGAACGACATCACGACGCAGTTCCACGGCGCGACGACGCAATGGGAAGGCCAGCAGTTCAAGCAATACGCGCTGTCGACGCAGAACGGCACGATCAAGCTCGCAACCGATCAGGTCGGGCTCGCCTTCAATAATCCGACGCAGATCGACAACGGGCTGCAGTCGATCAAAGCGGCCGTGTATCAAGCCGGCCAGATCAACGGCTTGGCTGCGACCGAGATCGAAGCCAACCAACGCACGATGACGAGCAACGCGCTGACCGGCGCGATCGACACCGCACTGCAGCAAGGCCAGACGACATACGCGAACGGGCTACTGAAGAAGTACAGCGACCAGATGACGGCCGACGACATCCTGAAAGTCAACGGCAAGATGAATAGCTTTCTCGGCACGCAAGCCGCGGCGAACACCGTCTCGCGCGTGATGTCGACCGTCGGTCCGGCGCTGTCGAACAGTCCGATCGATCGCATGGTCGCGATCACCGCGCAGAGCGAATCGGGCAACAAGGACACGAACGCAGACGGGTCGATCGTTACTTCGTCGGCGGGTGCGCGTTACAAAATGCAAGTCACGCCGGCAACCGCAGCGCAACCCGGCTATGGTATTCAGCCGGCGCAGAGCGATACCCCCGCCGAATGGAACCGCGTAGGTGTGCAGAAACTGCAAGCGATGGTGCAGAAGTACGGCGACCCGGCGAAGGCATGGGCGGCATATAACGGCGGCGAAGGCACCGTCGACGCCGCAGTCGCGAAGGCCAACGCCGCCGGCACGCCGGGCGCGTGGCTCGCGAACATGCCGCAGGAAACGCAGGCGTACGTGCAGAAGAACGTCGCGCAATACCAGTCGGGTACGGCCGTCGCCGCTCGCCCGTCGAAGCTCGACGTGATTAATCAGGTACGTGCAGATCCGATCCTGCAACAGAAGCCGGAATGGATGGCGCAAGCCGTGACGCTCGCTGGTCAGCAGTACGACGAGCAGACCGCCGCCATCGCGCAGAAGGACACCGCCAACGTCGCGCAGGTCTATCGCACGCTGTCGCAGAACCGCGGCAACATCCAGTCGGTGAACCCGGCGGATCTCGCGGCGCTGAATCCGGCGGATCTGAAGGACGTGATGTCGTACGCGAAGACGATGGCCGAAGGCACGAACACGACGAACACCGCGCTTTACCAGACGCTGATCACGAACCCGAAGATGATGTCGAGCATGACGCCGGACCAGTGGCAGACGCAGGCGCCGAACTTCTCTGTCGACGACTTCAAACACCTGTCGCAGATCCGCGCCGATCTGATCAACAACACCGGCACGAACGCACCCGGCTCGGTGAACCTGCGCGCGATGAACGAGACTCTGACGCAGCGCCTGCAGACGATGGGGATCAACCCGTACCCGAAATCGGTCGGCTTCAACTCCGACCCCGAAGCGGTGTCACAGGTCGGCGCGATCCGCCAGTTCGTGACGCAGAGCCTGCTCGACGCACAGAAAGAAGCCGGGAAGAAGTTCACCGAAGTCGACATCGAGAATCACATCGACGGGCTATTCGCTAAGTCGGTCACGTTCCGTAATAAACTCGACTTCGGCGTGTTCTCAGTCAACCGGCCGGACACGACGCAAAACATGATGTCGATGACGCCGGACCAGATTCCGGATGACGTGCGCGCGAAGCTCACCGCCGACTTCAAGGCGAACGGCGTCGCGAAGCCGTCGCCGGGCCAGCTGCTCGGCGCTTACTGGCACTTCAAAACAACGCAACAAAAAATGAGCGCGAACTAATGGCTGACTTGACCGTACCGGGCACGACCGCACAAGGCGCCGTTCAACCGCAGCAAACCACGCCGAACCCGTTCACGCCCGACGCGGCGGCGCCGGCAGCACCCGCCGCGCCTACGGTTAGCCCGGCCGCGGCATATCTGCAGAACACCGCACAGACCGCGCAGAGCAATATCGCGCTTTCGATCGGCGCGAATCCGGATCTCGAAGCGTCGCTGTCGCAGCTCGCGAAGCAGACCGGCACGCCGATCGAAAGCGTTCGCGCATTCCCGGATCAGGTCAAGCAGCGCGCGGCCGTGGAAAGCACCGACTGGAAAGGGCTCGCGAAGCAATACCCGACGACGGCCGCGTTCTATCAGGATCTGAACAACGCGAAGATCGCGCACGACGACATTCCCGGCTTGCAGTCGGTCGAGCAGTCGACCGCGAACCTGGGACCGGCGGGCAACACCGTACCGCTCGCGCCAGGCACGACGGGCTTTCTTGTGCCGGACAACACGCCGCTGCCGTACCGCGAACGGATCGTGAATTGGGGGCGCAACCTGCTCGGGCTCGGCCCGGCTGAAGGCAACGCGCAAGGCGCGGGCGCTGCGCAGGCGTTCATCCAAAACTACGCGAAGCAGAACAATATCCCGGTTGGCTCGATGCGCGATGCCGTCGGCGGTATGTCGGAGATCCCGACGCAGTTCGCGCAAGGCTTCGAAAACTCGTTCACGGCCGGGCTTGCACCCGACGTCAACGGGCCCGCGCAGACGACCGCGGGCGGTGTCGCGAGCGGCGCCGGTAACCTCGCCGGCTTCATGATCGGTGCACCGCTCAAGCTCGCCGAGATGGCCGTCGAGAAGGGCGGCGCCAAGGTGCTAGAGCACACGGCCGGTGAGTCGTTCCTGAAGGCGACCGCGAAGGATGTCGGCGCGCAGGCGTCAACGCTCGGGCTCGCGACCGCGCTCACCGCGACCGGCGACGCACTGAATCAGAATAGCCCTGAAGCCGCGCTGACTACGCTAGGCATGGCCGGCGCACACGGCGCCGAGATGGGTGGCGTCTTCGGCGCAGCCGGGCGCATCCTGCCCGATAACACGATCGTGCAGACGCTCGCGCGCGCCGTCGGCGTGAATGCGATGATGGACGCGATCGGCGGCACGAACCCGTTCGACGACCGCTCGACCGCGCAGAAGGTTTTCGACTACGGGTTAAACACCGTATTTTCGCTGCACGGCGCGGGCCGCGCGGCCGGCGGGTGGATGCGCGACGCGGCGCGGGCCGATACGGCCGCGGCTGACGCGGCGACGCTTTCGGATCTCGCGACGTCGGCAGCTAACTCGAAGCTGCGCACGCGCGACCCGCAAGCGTTCAAGGATTTCGTAGCGCAAGCGAACGAGAACGGCCCGGTGCAAAACGTCTATGTCGACGGCGCCGCGCTCGCGAACGCGCTGCAGCAGTCGGGGCTCAAGATCAGCGACGTCGAAGCCACGATGCCGCGCGTCGCCGAGCAGTTGCCGACAGCGCTGTCGACGGGCGGCGATGTGCAGATCCCGGTCGAAGACTTCGCGACGCACATCGCGGGCGGACCGATGCAAGACGCGATCATGCCGCACCTGAAGACCGACCCGGACGGCATGACGCAGTTGCAGGCGCAGGAGTTCTATCAGTCGCACGTCGACACGTTCAAGCAAGCCGCCGAAGGCGTCGTCACGGACAAGCAGAACGAAGACGCGATCGCGAAGTCGGCGCAAGCCGTGCACGACAACGTGCTCGACCAGTTGACGCAGGCAAACCGCTTCCGGCCGGATGTGAACAAGGTGTACGCCGCGCTCGTGCGCGACAGCTATACCGCAGCCGGCGCCCGCGCGGGGCTGTCACCCGAATCGATGTTCGAGCGCTACCCGCTGCGGATTGCGGCCGACGAAGCGCCGGGTGCGAACTCGGTTGATCAGGCGGCGAAGCCGTCGCTCGACGACCTAAAAGCGAAGTGGGGCGAGCAAGGCATTTCGCACGCAGTCAGCGAAAACGCGAACGCCGTCAAGGTGTCGAAAGTCGTCGTGCCGGAAGACTCGCGCGGGCAGGGTGCCGGCTCGCAATTCATGCGCGACGTTACGGCGTACGCTGACAGTCAAGGCAAGCGCGTTGAACTTACGCCGTCGACCGACTTCGGCGCATCGTCGGTTAAGCGGCTGAAAGACTTCTATAAGCAATTCGGGTTCGTCGAGAACAAGGGAAAGAACAAAGACTACGAAGTCAGCGAGTCGATGTATCGCCCGCCGCAAGCGCCGAACGAAGTAAACCAAGCCGCACGCGGCAAGCTGTCATTCGCCGACGACATCAGCAAGTCGCCGAGCACGATCACGCTCAACAAAGACGCAGATTTAAGCACGTTCGTTCACGAACTCGGGCACTTCCACCTTGAGATGCTTTCGCACATGGCGAAAGGTGTCGAAGCGCACAGCGACAACCCTCTCGCGAAGCTTTCCGATACGACGATCCAGCAGGTCGGCGATCTCGGACCGGGCAGAGAATTGCGCGAAGGCATGGTTCATCCTGACGACTGGCAGAAGTTGAAAGATGCTGGGCTTGTACAGGATTTCCCGAATCCGGACGGTACGACATCACCGGGCGTCGCCACAGAAGCGCTTCATGCAGAGCGCGACCGCCGTTACGCTGCCGAGATGGCGAACCGCAAGCCGGTAACGAATGCGGAAAAGGCGAAGGGGATGGAACGCCGCGCCGATCACTACGCGCGCGCCGCAGCCGATCAGGAAAGCGAATTCGGGGACCCGGAGCAGGCGAAAGAGTTGCGCGCGAAAGAAGCTGAATTGCGCACACAAGCCGCGACGACGCGCGCCACGCCGGACGAACCCGCGCCTCAAACCACGACTGAGCAGCCGTCGGTAGACCCGCAAGTCGCGAAAGACTTTGCCACGACGATGCAATGGCTCGGCACGACGCCGGAAGCATGGCGCAACATGTCGCTCGAAGAAAAGCGCCCGATGCACGAGCAGTTCGCGCGCGGCTTCGAGTCGTATCTGTTCGAAGGCAAGGCGCCGACGCCGGAACTGCAAGGCGTATTCCAGCGCGTGCGCGCGTGGATGGTTAACGTCTATAAGTCGCTGCAGAACCTGCACGTGCAACTGTCGCCGGAAGTGCGCGGCGTGTTCGACCGGCTGCTCGCCACGAACGACGCGATCCGTACGGCCGAAGCCGAGCGCGCTATGGGTCCGATGTTCAAGACGCCCGAAGAAGCGAACATGACGCCGGACGAGTTCCAGGCGTACCACGCGCTCGGCAACGAGGCGACGCTCGAAGCATCGGACGAATTGACCGCGCGCACGCTGCGCGACATGCGCTTCACCGAGATCTCGAAGAACCGCGCGCTGCGCGAAGTGCAGAAAGACGTCGCCGCGAAGCGTCGCGATATGCGCGAGCAGGTTGCGGCCGAAGTCGCGAAAGAGCCGGTGTACGCCGCGCAGCGTTTCATGATCGAGCAGGCGAACAAGGCCGATCCGGTGCCGGCGGATATCGTCGCCGACCGCTTCGGCTTCAACAATGCGGCCGACATGACGAAGGCGATTGCCAACGCCGAGTCGGTCAAGTCGGTTGTCGAAGCGCTCACCGATCAGCGCATGCTCGAAAAGTACGGCGATGTCACGTCACCACAGGCGATGAACGCCGCCGCGAATCAGGCGATCCACAACGAAGTGCGCACGCGCTTTGTCGCGACCGAACTCAAGGCGCTCAGCAAGGCGACGGGCCCGGTGCGCCCGCTCGTCGACGCGGCGAAGCAAGTCGCCGAGATGTCGATCGCGAAGCAACGCGTGCGCGACATCAACGCCGCGAAGTACGCCGCCGCCGAAGCGCGCGCCGGCAAGGCCGCCGACGCTGCGCGCGTCAAAGGTGACCTGACCGAAGCCGCGACGCAGAAGCGCAATCAACTGCTGAATAACCAGCTTGAGAAGACGGCGCGCAACGCGGCGGCCGAAGTCGTCAAGGCGCTCGACTACCTGAAGAAGTTCAACAAAGACAGCGTGCGCGGCAAGCTCGACGTCGACATTCGCGATCAGATCGACGACATGCTCGGTCGCTTCGACCTGCGCAAGAATCCCGTCGACACGCCGACACGCCAGCAGATCAACCTCGAAAAGTGGGTCGAGTCGCAGACCGCGCTCGGCATGGCGCCGAACGTCACGCCCGAGATGATGAACCCGGCCTATCGCCAGCCGTACGGCGACATGCCGCTCGAAGCATTCCGCGGACTGACCGACGCCGTGAAGTCGCTGGAAAAGATCGGCCGCGACCGCAAGACCGCAATGATCAACGGCGAGCGCCAAGACATCGCGCAATACGTGAACGAGAAGCTGATCCCAAAAATGCAGGAACGCGGGCAGAAGTTCACCGACGCCGAGATTTTCGACAAGCCGAGCGACCGCAGCGACAACCCGTTCAAGATCGCGCTTGATCACCTGTCGTCGCAGCTGCGCGCGCTTCGCGCACAACTGAAGCCACAGGAATACAAGCGCAATCAGTACGACATGCACGAGCTGCTCGGGCCGTTCGGCGAAGCGATCTACGAACCGGTGTTCAATGCCAACTATCACGAAGTCGACATGCTCAAGGGTATGTCTGACGACTTCCAAAAGATGGCCGATCACCTAGGTCGCAAGTGGCAAGACAGCTTGCGCGATGGTGTGACGAACACGAAGCTGATGGACGTGAACCGACCAGGCGAACCGCTACGCATGACGCGCGGCCGGATGCTCGGCATCGCGCTGCACGTCGGCAATGAGTCGAACTTCGACAAGATGACGCAAGGGTGGAAGTGGAACCCACAAGACGTCTGGTCGTTCCTGCACCAGAACATGACCGAGAAGGACTGGAAAGCGGTGCAATCCGTGTGGGACCAGTACGATAAGCACTGGCCGGATATGGTCGCGATGAACCAGCGACTCGGCAACACGTCGCCGGAACGCATCGAGCCGCGCGCCTTCAAGACGCAATTTGGCGAGATGCGCGGCGGGTATGCCGCGATCAAGTACGACCCGCTGCGCTCGCGCCGCGGCGAGAAAGAAGCCGCCGGCCGTGCGATCGACCCGGGCGAAGGGCTATTCGGTAAGAGTTACTATCGCCCGGACACCACGACGAACGGGTCGCTCAACGCGCGAAACCACGGATATAACGACGTCGTGGATCTCGACTTCCATACGATCCCGCGCACGATGCACGAGACAATCCACGATCTCGCGTATCGCGAAGCGCTGATCGACGTGCACAAGATCATCACCAACGGCGACTTTGCGCGCGAGTTCAAAAAGACCTACGGCCCGGAAGCTTACCGCTCGCTGCAGGAATGGCTCGGCAAGACCGCCAACGCCGACAACCAGGACCGCGAGATCGGCGCGCTCGGCAAGATCCTGCAGTACACGCGCACCGGCATGGTGATCAACGGCATCGCGTTCCGGATCTCGACGGTGCTCAAGCACGGCGGCTCGGCCGCAATCAAGACCGGCGGATACTTCACCGGCGGCGGTGAAAAGTATCTGCTGTCGCGCTTCGCCGCGATGGGGACGAACTACGCCGCCGAGATCAAGGGCGCGCAGGAAAAGTTTCCTGAGATCCGCGCGCGCTTGCTGCAGCAAGACCGCGACTTCAAAGCGATGTCGGCAAACCTGTTTGAGCCGGAAGGCAAGATCGCGAAGGGCGAGCGCTTCGGCCACGCCGCCGTGGCATGGTCCGACATGATGACGGCCGTACCGACGGCGTGGGCGGCATACGACCGCGCGATTACCGAAGGCATCCCGAAAAACATGGGCGGCACCGGCAAGCCGATGACGGAAGAACAAGCGGTTGCCTACGCGAGCAAAGTCGTGCGCGAAGCTCACGGCAGCAACATCGCGTCGGCGCGCTCGATGGTGATCAACAACTCGTCGGAAGCGGTCAAGATGTTCACGACGCTGTACGGGTTCATGAACAACACCTACGGGCAGACCGCCGATATCGTCGACAAGCTGAAGACGGCGGGTATCAGTAACCCGCAGACGCTCGCGCGCGGCATGATGGCGTTGATCGTGCCGGCGCTTTGGGCCGGGTATCTGACCGACGGCCCGCCGAACGATAAAGACGGGTGGGCGCACTGGATCGCGAAGTCGATCGGTGTCGAAGTCGCCGGCATGGTGCCCTTCGTGCGCGACGCCGCGGCGATGGTCGAAGGCTACAGCCACGCGGGTCAGGTCGGTGTAGAGTCGTGGCTCAATACGATGGTGACGGCAGGTAAGGATGTCGCGCGCATCGCGACGGGGCAACACGCGAACGCGCCGATCAAAGACATCGCGAACGCCGCCGGCATGGGGTTGCACATCCCCGGGCTCGGCCAGGCCGGTGCCACTGCGCAGTACGCCGCCGACGTTGCGTCGGGCAAGCAGCACCCGGCGAACGCACTGGAATTCGCGCAAGGGCTGGCGCTCGGGCGAGGGCCGAAGCACTAGGCTGCGTTCACTTACTAGACTGATTGAAAAGGAAAATTGCGGGCATTCATAGGAGTGCCCGCTTTGACCATTTCCAGCACAACACGAAAAGCCGGCCCTTTCATCGGTAACGGGGTAACCACTGTTTTCCCGTTCGGCTTCAAGATCTTCGCGAAGACCGACGTTGAGCTGCAACTGATCGATTCGAACGGTACTTCGACGACGCTCACGCTCGACTCTGATTACTCGGTCACACTGAACCCGAATCAGACCGACGCGCCGGGCGGTACGATCACCTACCCGATCACCGGCTCGGCATTACCGTCGCCTTACAAGCTGGTCGTGCTCGGCGATCTGCCGATCGAACAGCAGACGGACATCACGAATAGCGGGGGGTTTTACCCCGAGATCATCGAAGACATGGTGGATCGCGCGACGATCCAGATCCAGCAGGTCGCCGAAGTCGTCAGCCGGGCGATCGTCGTCGGCGCGTCTGACACATCGACCGCAGAGCTACCGTCGAGCGCCGCACGCGCGAATACGATCCTTGGCTTCGATGCGCTCGGTAATCTCGAAACCCTGCCGATCACGGCAAGTGTCGGCGCCGGTGACATGCGCACCGACACCTTCACCAGCGGAATCGACTTTACGTCGGGCGTGTCTAACTCGCTCGTCTTGTCGCGCGCGCCGGGTTCGCTCGCCAACATCGAAGTATTTTTCGACGCAGCGTACCAAGGGCCGGAAAACTTTCAGTCGCTCACCGGCGCCGTGCTCACGTTCACCGCCGCGATCCCTGTCGGCGTCCAACGAGTGTACGTGCGCGGCGGCTCGGCGCTTTCGATCTATCTGCCGTCGACCGGCAGCGTGTTCGACGCATCGGTCGCCGCCGGCACGAAGCTGCTCAACCGAATCAATTTCATCGCGAACGCGAAAGACGCACCGTTTAACGCCATCGGTGACGGCGTGTCGAATGACACGATCGCGTTCCAAGCGATCTGTAACTCGACGGCCGCGGGCCAGGTGCTCGACGTCGACGTGCCGGCGGGTTCGTACTATCTCGCGACGAACGTCGCCGCGGGCGCCGGCACCGTCAACTGGCGCTTCGCGAGCGGCGCGTCGCTCACAGGGCCGGGCAAGCTCGCGCACCACGCCGCGACGATGGCGTACAACTCGACGCCGAACGTCGGCAAGCGGCATAGCATCTGGCACGGCACCGACGCGAACCCGACGACCGACGGCGTGACGGCGACGTCGTACACGCAGCGCGTCGATCAGTCGGTTGTCGGCGACGATGCCGCGCACCTGATCTTCCTGAAGTACAACGCGCTCAAGCGCGCGGCCGGCGGTACGGGCTGGCTCACCACGAATTACAACTATCTCGAAGACCATTCGACGTCGGGCGCCGCGCAGTCGGTCGCGTTGTCGGGCTCGGCGCACGGTATCACCGCGGGTGCTATTTGGGGTTTGTATTCGGAAGCATGGGCGCATAACCACAACGTTACCGCGACCTCATTCGAGCACGACACGTTCAATTATTCCGGTAGCGATTACGTATACAACGACGCGTTTCCGACGACGGCGCCGTTCACTTGCGGCGACTGGAATATCTCTTTCGGGCCGAATAAAAACACGTTCGCGAGCGGCATCGCGAGCGGCAGCGTCGCGAATATGTGGCGCACCGGCATCTACATGAAGACGTTCTCGATCGATCACATCGGGATCGATATCCAGGCGCAACCGGCGACGCTGATCAATTTTAAGTACGGCGCGTCGACCGACGGCACCGGCATCACGCCGGGTGGCATCGGGCTTGACGTCGGACCGCAAGCCAGTGCGGCTTACGGCGCGGCTGCGAACCAGTGCGCGATTCACATGCGCGATCAACGGCTCGGCTTCGGCAGCTTCTCGTTTTTCCAATTCAACGCTGCGCAAAACAAGATCGAACTTTGGGTTTACAACGGCTCGACGTTTGACCGCCGCGGCTATTTCGATCTGACCGCAGCGGACCACGCATTCTAAAAGGAAACAACAATGCAAAACGACATCGACTTTATCACCGCACAGATCGCACAGAGCAAGGCGCGATTGTACGAATTCCACGCCGCGCGCGAGCAGGAAGAGAAGAAGCTCGCCGCGCTCAACGGCGCGCTCGAAACGCTGCAGATGCTCGATCAGAAGCAACGCGCTGCCACGCAACAGCAGCCGGCCGAAGCACCGCAACCGGCAGCAGTGCAGCAGGCGCCAGTGCCGACTGACCCGGCTATCGCTGCCGCGCAAGCTGCCGGCGCCGCCGAACGCGCTGCGTCGCGCGCGTCGTAATCGGGGCCCGCCATGAGTGACGCACAGAAACGCCACTGGCTCGACACGTCCATCAACCTGCAGACGCTCGCGACCGGTGTCATCGGCGCGGCCGTCGCGCTTGTCGTCGTGTACATCGGGCTGCTCGGCCGGGTGTCGTCACTTGAGATTCACGACATCGAGCAGGAAAAACACTTCGACCGTATCGAGCGAACGATCGACCAGCAGCGCAGCGACATCAACGCGCAGCTCAAGAGCATCGGTTCGGATGTGAAAGACACGAACACGAAAGTCGACAAGCTCAACGATCAATTGCTACTGAACACTGCCGGCAACACGCCGGGGATACGGAGATGGGCGAAATGAAAATCACACTCGCGGACAACTGGCGGTCGCTGCACAAGCGCGGCACGGTGATTCTCGGTCTTGTATTCACGGCGCTCACCGGCTTCGGGCCGTCAATCGTGCAGGCATGGAACTTCATTCCGGCCGACATGAAAGCCGCATTGCCGGCCGGTGTCGCGCGCTACGCAACGATGGCCGCGTTCGCGCTGATGGTGCTGGTCCGATATACGTCGGTTCAAAAGACCGACCCTGACAAGGCCGGGCCTACACAGTGACGCCGCAAACACTCGCCGCTGCGATCGGCGTCAATGTCGCGCGCACGCAGGAATGGGCCGACCCGATCACCGCGGCGATGGCACTTTGGGCGATCGACACCGACGCGCGCCAGGCTGCGTTCCTCGCGCAGATCGGGCACGAAAGCGGGCGGCTTCTGTATGTGCGCGAGTTGTGGGGGCCGACGCCCGCGCAGATCCGCTATGAAGGCCGCGCGGATCTCGGCAACACGCAGCCGGGCGACGGCAAGCGGTATCTCGGGCGGGGGCTGATTCAGATCACCGGTCGCACGAATTACAAAGCAGTCGGCGACGCGCTCGGTGTGGATTTCATCGAGCAACCGCAGCTGCTTGAGCAGCCGGCGAACGCCGCGCTGTCGGCCGCATGGTTTTGGAACACGCACGGCTGCAACGAACTTGCAGACGTCGGCGACTTCCGGCGCATCACGCTTCGGATCAACGGTGGGATGAACGGATATGTCGACCGGCTCGCGCTGCTCGCGCTGGCGAAAGACGCTTTAACTGACAGGGGTTAGCCATGCTCGCATTGCTCGGAAGTATCTGGCCGTTTCTGGTAGCTGGCGTAGGCATCTTATTCGGCGTGTTCGCGCATCTCAGCGCGAAGTCGACGAAGGCCGCAGCCGAACAGAAAACAGCCGAAGCGCAAACCGTCGCCGCGCAAGCGCAGACGCAAGCGGCGCAAGTGCAAGACGCCGCCGCACAAGCGAACGCAACCGCAGCACAAGCCGGCGCCGTGGCGCTAAAGGAACGTGAAAATGTTGAAACGCCTATTGCTAGTCAGCCTAGTGGCGACGCTGCAAAGCAGTTGCTCAATGACTGGACCCGCGGCTGAAGCACCGCCGCCCGACGTCAAGATCGTCACGCAAACCAAGATCGTCGACACCGGCTGTGATTGGGTCAAGCCGATCTATGTCAGCAAGTCGGACGTGCTCAGTGATGACACGGCCAAAGCGATCCTGGCGCACAACCTGACCGGCGCGAAGATCTGCGGCTGGAAACCCTCTGCGAAATGAGAAACCCCATGAAACGAATCTTTGCCGGCGCATTCGCGCTTCTTTCGTTCGCTGCGTTCGCGGCGACAACGACGCCAGTGCAGCTTCTGAACCCGGCCGGATCGACGAGCGGGCAAGCCATCTTGTCGACGGGGCCGACGACGGCGCCGCTTTGGGGTGGTGTACCGTTGACCGGTGTCACCGGTACGCTTGCCGTCAACCACGGCGGGACCGGCGCGAGCGCGGCCGGCGGCCCGGCGCTCGACAACATCAGCGGCTTTGCGTCGACAGGCTTTATCAAGCGAACTGGCGCGGGTGCATATTCGTTCATCGCCGACCCGCTGCCGATCGCAAACGGCGGCACCGGGCAGACGTCGGCTGGCGCCGCGCTCACTGCGCTCGGTGGTGCGCCGCTCGCTTCGCCGACGTTCACCGGCACGGTGACGACACCGGCGCTTACGGTTTCATCCGGCGGGGTCGGCGTTACCGGCGGGCTGACGATGGCGACCGGCGCGATCACGCCCGTCTCGACCGTCGGCATTACTGGCACGCCGACGAACAACAACGCGAGCGCAGGCGCGATCGGCGAATACATCACGAATTCGACGGCGGGCACGTCGCTGTCGACGGCGACAACGGCGAACGCGACGAGCGCGAGCTTGACGGCGGGGGATTGGGATGTGTCGTGTACGCCGACGTTCGCGCCGGCAGGATCGACAGTGCCTTCGATTCTCGCGGCTGGCGTCACCACGACGTCGGCGACGCTGCCGGGTTCCAATGTGGGCGGTTATGTGCAGCTCGCCAGCAGCTTCCCGGCTGGCGCCGCTCAAGTCGTCGTGACGCCGACGGTGCGGATCAGTCTATCGAGCACGACGACGACCTATTGCGTGGTGCAGTCGACGTTCACCGTGAGCACGATGACGGTAAACGGCTTTATCCGAGCACGCCGGGTTCGCTAGCCCCGGTACTCGGTATAGCGGTTCATTAATCCAGACGGATCGAAGTGCGGGGCCGCCGGCGGCGCAGGCGGCACGATAACCAGCGGCGCGCGCGGCGCGACAGGCTTCGGCGGCTCGGCCACGATAGCCACTGGCGCCGGGGGTACGGGGCGTTTGAGCCACGATAGAAAATTCATTTTTGTTCTCGTCTGATTAAACGCGCTGATTCTAGCGCGTTTTTCTTTTCATGGATTCGAGCAAGATGTCTTGCACTTCACGTTTTGTTTCTCGGCGCAACATCACATCTTCGTCGATCGTGTCGCGGGCGATAATGTGATAGATAAAAACGGGCCGCTTATACCCGGCTTGCAATTGGCGCGTCGGCCCGATCCGCTCGATGATCTGCTGGAATTCTTCAAGGTTCCACCAGTGACCGAAGAAGGCGACGATGTTGCCGCCGTCTTGCAGGTTCAATCCGTGCCCGGCACTGGCGGGGTGTGCGAATAGAACAGGGATACGGCCCGCGTTCCATTGCCGGATCGTGTCAGGATTAGCGTCAAGCACCCGACCCTTAGGGAAAGCTTTCTGAAGCCGGGCAAGGTCAGACTTGAAGTGGTAAGCCACGAGCACCGGCATGCCGGCGGCTTCTTCGATAATGTCTTCGAGCGCTTGCAGCTTGGCATCGTGAACCTCTTTCCAGTTTCCAGACTCGTCGACGTACGCGGCGCCGTTCGCAAGCTGCAGGCATTTGATCGTACGGCTCGCCGCGTTCATCGCTTCGATCTCGTGCTCGCCGATTTCCATAAACATGCGCCGTTCCATGTCGGTGTATAGGCGCCGAGCCGCGGCCGGCAGGTCGACGTACACCGGGCGCACGATCGGCTGCTCGATGTCGAAATAGTCGGCTGCGTTGAGCGACAGACAGATGTCACGTAACTTCGCCTGGATCTCGTCTTGCGCGTGATCGAGCGGGCGGATCTGCGAATAGCCTTGCCCACCGGGCACCGACTGAAACCAGCGACCCTCAAACGCCGAGAACGACCGACCGAGCCGCTGCCCGCCATCAAGGAACCACGTCTGACCCCATAGATCTTTCAACCCGTTCGGCGCTGGCGTGCCGGTGAGATTGACCCATCGCCGCACCTTCGTGTGCGCGACTTGCGCGAGCGCACGGCCGCGCACGCTGCCGCCGGTTCCCTTCTGGAATTCCTTGCCCTTCTTACTCGTCTGCATCGAGATCCGCGTCGACTTCAGTTTCGTCGACTCGTCGGCGATCACCGTGCCGAACGGCCACGGCCGCGGGTTATGCTTGAACCAGTCGACGAGCCACGGCAGATTCTCGTAATTGATCGACATGATCGGCGCATCTTGCCGTAGCGCCTGCGCGCGTTGCGCCGCGTTGCCGATGATCGGCACGACTTCCATGCCGCGCAGGTGTTCCCACTTCTGGCACTCGTCCGGCCAGGTCGACTGAGCCACGCGCAGCGGCGCGATAACGAGCGTCGGCTGCGTCTCGATGCCGAGCGAATAGCACGCTTCGAGATGCGACAGGGTGGAAGAAGTTTTCCCCATACCCATCCCTGCGAACACGGCCGCGCGATCGTGCTCGGCCAGGTGCTCGCCGATGGTCTGCTGGTAGTCGTGCGGTTTGTAAATGCGTCGGGTCATCGGTTATGTTCTTGTAAGGCTTCGGTATATGACTTGAACCACTTCCCGGACTGCGCGCCCCAGGTGCCATCGGTCAGGATCGCGCCGCAGGATTCGCACATCGAGCAGTCGCGAATGTAGCGCGTCATGACGTGCTCGCATTGGGGCGGCACGCCATTCGCTTGAAGGAGCATAGCAATTTCGCCCTGCAGATCCGCGTGCGCAGTTGCCGTCAATTTGACGCCGTGCTTGCGCACCCACTCGGAAACTAGGTGATTCAGGTTGATGGACATGGGCGTCACCTGTCTAATAACTGCGGTTCAATCGGGCGCAAAGCCTTATGTCTTCGTGCCTGTTTTCTATGCAATCGATTAGACACCGCTCCGCGCAAAGCCTTATACTGATTGGCTTACCCCTGTCTCGACCATGCTGATTTGGGATCAGAGGGTCGTAGGTTCGAATCCTATCGTTCCGACCAGTATTTGCAAGGCTTTGCGGGTAGTGCGTTTTGCGGTGTCTAATGCAATGTCTAACGCCTGTCTAATAAATTACGCCGACTTCGGCACGCGCAGCCGGACATCTGATACCGGCACTTCGCGCTGTTTCAAATAGATCTGCGTCGTCTTCGTGTCGCTGTGTGCGGCCGCGATTTTCAACGCCTCGATGTCGTACCCGGCGCGCTCTGCGTCGGTGAGCGCTTTCGCGCGAATATCTTTCACAGTGTAATTCTCAGCCGTCAGCGCGGCGCGCTCACATGCGCGATCCCACGCCGAGCGCACGGCCGTGGCGCCGTACGGCTTGCCGTCGAGCGCGTGGATCACAGGCGTCTCGCCGATCCGCTGCACGCCGTCGATCTCGCGCACCCGGTCGAGCACGGCGGCGATCTCGGGCGTGATCGTGAAGTCGACGGCCGCGCCGCTGCTGTCTTCCGTCTTGCTCGGCACGAAGTGGATCACGCCCGCCGCGCGGTCGACTTGGCTCCACGTCAGCGCGCGGATATCCGTCGAGCGCTGCGCGGTCAGGAAGCACAGGTCGACGAAGCACTGCATCATCGGGCCGGTGTTCACACGGCCGGTGATCGTCTTGCCCGCGCCGGTCGTGTAGGTGTAGCTCAGCATCGCGTCGCGGATGCGCGCGAAGTGCTCGTCGGTGATATACGTCTTGCGCGCCTTCGGCTTCTTCAGCTTCACTTCGCCGCAGGGGTTCGTGTCGCGGCGGCCGTTGTCGACGCACCACTGAAAGAAGCCTGACAGGAACGCGCGCATGACGCGCTGCATCGACAGCTTGTCGGCGTACTTCACCTTCAGCCAGTTCGTGACGTGCGTCGGCTTGACGTCAGCGACGTTCACGTTTCTGAACCCCTTACCGGCGTACTCGCCGTATTTCGGCCACGCCTTCTCT